AACTAATGGAAGCAGCTGCAGATATCCTTGCATCAAGCAAAGGTAAAGGCGGTATGCCAATGGAAAAAATGCCAGGCGGCGATGCTGTAGATTTGGGTGGACCAACACCACAAAACTACAAGCATGACGATGACTCTGCAAAAATTGATGTAAATAAAGCAGCTAAGTCTGCTGCTGCACCTACAACTAAACCATCTGATGCTTCATCTGCAAATGTAACTGCAAAAATGAAACAAGAAGATGAAGAAGTTGACGGTGAAGTTATTGCTGAAACCGCAGAACAAGTCCAAGAAGCTTGGAAGAAAAAAATGAAAGAAGATGTTGATGCATTGTTTGCCGATGATTCAACAATTTCTGAAGAATTCAAAATCAAAGTTTCTACAATTTTTGAAGCTCGTGTCCAAGACCGTGTTACTCAAATTGAAGAAGAAATTGAAACAAAATATGCATCAATGCTCGAAGAAGCAGTTGAAGCAGTTAAATCCGATTTGACTGAAAAAGTCGATGATTACCTTTCATATGTTGTTGAACAATGGATGGAAGAAAATGCAATTGCTATTGAATCAGGTCTACGTGCTGAGTTGACCGAAGATTTCATCAGTGGTTTGCGTAATCTATTTGCAGAACACTATATTGATGTTCCTGCTGAAAAAGTTGACCTTGTTGATGAACTTGCAGGTAAAGTTGAAGAACTTGAAAGCAAACTCAATGAGGAAATTGAGCGTGGTGTTTCATATGCCAAAGCATTAATTGAATCACGCAAAAATGAAATTGCTCGTGAAGTTACCGAAGGTCTCACTGCCACTCAAGCTGAAAAAATCAAATCACTCGCAGAGGGTGTAGAATTCTCCACAGAGGACGAATACAAACAAAAGCTTGAAACCATTCGTGAGAATTACTTCCCTTCTGGTGTTAAAAAAGCAACTGAAGAACAACTAAACGAACAAGTAGAAGATACAGAAGGTGAAAAGAAAGTCATTGCTGACCCATTTGTTGCCGCAGTATCTCAAGCAATTTCTAAAACAAAATTTTAATTAGTAAACTCTAGGAGATAATAAATGTATTTGTCCGAATCATTACAAAAGAAATGGGAAGGCGTTCTTGACCACGCTGACCTACCTGCGATTAAAGACCCTTATCGTAAGGCTGTAACCGCAGTTGTTCTTGAAAACCAAGCATCAGAAATGATGAAATCTGGTAGCGTTCTACAAGAAACTGCACCAACCAACTCTGCTGGTAACGGTGGTTTCTCTGGTGGTGCTACTGCAACAGGTCCTGTTGCCGGTTTTGATCCAATCCTTATCAGTTTGGTTCGCCGTTCATTACCTAATTTGATCGCATACGATATCTGCGGTGTTCAACCAATGACAGGCCCAACAGGCTTGATTTTCGCAATGCGTTCAATGTATGACACTCAACGTGTTCCATCATCTGGTATTGAAGCATTCTACAACGAAGCAAACACTGGCTTCTCTGGTATTGGTACTGCACAAACTTCATTGGCAGTTGGTGCCGCTGCAGCTAACACATTCGTTGGTAATGCTGCTGCAGTTCTTGGTTACTCTACCGCTAACGGTGAAGATAATCCTTTCCGTGAAATGGGTTTCTCAATTGAGAAAGTTACTGTAACTGCTAACACCCGTGCATTGAAAGCAGAATACTCAATGGAATTGGCACAAGACTTGAAAGCAGTTCATGGTCTTGACGCTGAAACCGAATTGAGCAACATTCTTTCTGCTGAAATTCTTGCAGAAATTAACCGTGAAGTTGTTCGTACAATCTACGGTACTGCTGTAACAGGCGCACAAATCGGCGTAACAACTGCCGGTACATTCGACCTTGACACCGATTCTAACGGTCGTTGGATGGTTGAAAAAGTTAAAGGTCTTGCTTTCCAAATCGAACGTGAAGCTAACGCAATTGCAAAAGCTACCCGTCGTGGTAAAGGTAATATCTTGATTTGCTCTTCAGATGTTGCATCTGCATTGGCAATGGCAGGTATCCTTGACTACAACTCTGCATTGCAATCTCAAGTTAACTTAACAGTTGACGATACAGGTAACACCTTCGCAGGTACATTGTTTGGTCGTGTTAAAGTGTAC